ATTTAAAGCTTGACGGATATAATATCTCCGGCAACCGCTACAGAGAATTAAAATACTTTTGCCGTCAATACAGAGAAAAGCAATCGCTCCTGCGGTCGATTACGGAAGTTGGTTCACCTCCGATCTGCGGTGGAGGGGGAGGAAGGCTTTCAGATAAGACCGCCAGCACAGCAATCAGAAGGACGGAGCTGCAGCGGGACTTAGAGATGATTGAGCAGACGGCGGTTGAAGCGGATGCGGAGATATATACATACATCCTCAGCAATGTAGCGGACGGTGTGCCGTGGGAATATCTGGGTGTGCCATATAGCAGGGCAACCTTCTACAGGAGAGTAAGAAAGTTTTTTTGGCTGCTGGATAAAAAGAAATAAAAAAATTTGAGACAAAAGGGACGTACTTTTGTGTTATTATGATAGCATGGAGAAAAAAGGAAAAGACCGCATCAGCGGTCCTTCTCGGTGTCAGCAGCGCAGAGGGTGTCAAGAGATACTTCGAGGGCATCAGCCAGAAGTATTGCGGTTGAAACCTTGCAGTCGCCGCGTTTTTCAATATCTTCGATTGTGCGAACGGGGACATTGCTTAATCGACTGAGAGCAGGAACAGAAAGTCCCTTCTCAAGTCTGATGGTTCTTAGTTTCATCAAGAAGCCTCCTTACTTTCTTCTGAGAACTGTTACAAATGCAGCAATAGAAATAAGCAGTGCAATGATGCTAATGATTGTAGATAACGGTTGCATAATATTTCGACATGGAGTAAGATATGGGTAAGGTAAGGGGCTTTTGCCCCAAACCCTATTTCTTTGTAGCCAGTCTATACAGGATAACCGCTGTCGCAAGGTTGATTATCGCTGTGATTAGATTGGCTATTGTATTTATACGCTCCATGTCGTTCACCTCCTTTCTATGATATTATTATACCACGTTATAACGTGGTTGTCAATAGAAGCATGAAAATAAATCAAAAGAAATCCTGATAGCTACAATGCTTATCGGGATTTTTTATTTGCGGAAGGATGATGCGGATGACAGGAGAACAGCTTTTGAAATTACAGGAGAAGATTTCTGCCGACAACGTAGACTCCTTCTATCACTGGAAGGACTGGGAGCAGCTACGGGCGGAGGTTCTTCGGATGGACAACCATGAATGTCAGATATGCAAGCGAAAGGGCAGGTATCGCAGGGCGGACATTGTGCATCATGTCAAGCATTTGAAGGACAGACCCGACCTTGCGTTATCTATCTGGGATGGAGAGGAGCGGCAGCTTGTCAGTGTATGCAGGCAGTGCCATGAGGACTTGCATCCGGAACGGACGGTGCGATACCGATACGGAAAGACCGTGAAGCCAATTACTGAGGAGAGGTGGGATTGATTTGAAAAATATGATACCCCCCCTCGAAAAAAACGGGTTTTTGGCATTTTGGCTCGGTCGGGTTGTACTTGCGACAATTCAGAAAAATTGAAAATACGCGCATGAGGGTGTGGTAGATGGCAAAAAAGAGGTGAAAAAGGATGGCAGGAAAGAAGGATTATAAAAAAACAAAACAATATAAGGCACTGAAAAAAGAGCTTGAGGATGATTTGGAAAGCAGGGGCTTAATTTCGGAGCCATACAAGGATAAAGTGGACGAATACATGCGCCTTTGGTGCTGGTTGCAAATGCTGAATGATGATATTTCGGAGCGTGGTGTATTCATTGAATACCAGAACGGCGAGAACCAGAAGGGCACCACGGATAACAAATCTCTGACCATTGCAACGAGAGTTTCCAGTCAGATGCTTTCCATCTGGGCGGCGCTCGGATTTAAAGACCAGGCTGTTAAGGCGAAGGCTGCGGCAGGCGGTGAGGATGATGAGCTGTGAGTTAAATCCGCATATTTTGGAATACATTGAGCTTGTCGAAAACGGCATTGCCTGCGAGGAGCAGAAAGCACTTGCCGCCCATGTACGAAAATGCTTCGAGACAGAGGAAATCTATGTGGACACAGAGCAACTGGAAAAATATCTGGGATTGGCTAAGTATTTCAGTTTTGAAAAGCTGTTCCCATGGGAGGAGTTTTTGATAGCATTATGGGACTGCACCTATTGGAAATCCAACAACCGCCCCAGATGGAAGATTGTGTTTGCCATGGTAGGACGTGGCGCAGGGAAGGACGGCTTTATTGCATTTGACGGTGCGTGCAGCATCAGCCCATACAATCCTGTAAAATATTACGACGTGGATGTCTGCGCAAACAATGAGGAACAGGCGAAGCGACCGCAGCTGGATTTGGTGGGTGTTCTGGAGAACCCGAAATGGGAAAAGAAGCTGAGCAGACACTATTATCACACCAAGGAGGTCATTCAGGGGCGAAAAAACAAGGGTGTTATGAAGGGGCATACCAACAACCCCAAGGGGCGAGACGGTTTGCGCAGCGGCAAGGTTATCTTTAACGAGGTGCATCAGTATGAAAACTATGACAACATCAAGGTTTTTACCACAGGGCAGGGCAAGGTGGCGCAGCCAAGGCGTGGCTATTTTACCTCAAACGGCGATATTTCCGACGGCCCTCTGGATGATTATTTAGCGAGAGGGCGCAGGATTCTTTTTGAGGGTGAGGAGGACAACGGTTTTCTGCCCTTCATCTGCTGTCTGAATGATAAGGCACAGGTGCATCATCCGGAAAACTGGCAAATGGCAAACCCGTCCCTGCCATATCTTCCGGAGCTCTATGCAGAGGTGGAGGATGAATACAGGGAGTGGCTGGAGCATCCGGAGCAGAACGGGGATTTCATGACAAAGCGAATGGGCATCCGTTCCGGCGCGAAGGAGATTGCAGTTACGGAATACGAAAACGTAGCGGCAACAAATAAGCCTTTGCCTGATATGACGGGGTGGAGCTGTGTTGCAGGCGTGGACTATGCGGAGCTGGATGACTGGGCGGCGGTGGATTTGCATTTCCGCAGAGGTGCGGATAGGTTCGACATCAATCACGCATGGATTTGTGCAAGGTCGAAAACACTGCACCGTGTAAAAGCACCTTGGAAGGAATGGGCAGAGCGCGGCGAGGTTACGGTTGTGGATGATGTCGGGATTCATCCGGATTTACTGGCGAATTACATCTGGGACAGTATGCGGAGGTACAATGTCAAGATGATTGCGCTCGACCATCACCGCTATGCGCTGGTTGCGGAAAGCCTGCGGAAGATTGGCTTCAGTGATGAGCAGAAAAATATCAAGCTGGTACGCCCGTCCGACATTATGCAGATTGAGCCTGTGATTCAGGAGTGCTTTAACAGACAATATCTGCACTGGGGCAATGTTCCCCATCTGCGGTGGGGCGTGAACAACACAAAGCGGGTAAAATCGGGCACAAAGATAAAATCGGGCATAGATACGGGCAACTTTATCTATGCGAAAATCGAGGCAAAAAGCCGCAAGAATGATGCCTTCATGGCATTTGTAGCGGCAATGACAATAGAATCCGTTCTTGGTGATGGCGCACCTGTACAAATTCCGACAATGGGTGCTTTTGTATTTTAAAGGGGGTGAGAAAATGGGAATCAGTATCAAACGATGGATTTTATCTAAACTGGGGCTTGGCGGCACAGCAGAGATTTCTTCTCTGGAATTACAGCAGGCGTTGGAGGAATACCGTATTCGTGAGCTGGCATTTCATACCTGTGTGGCGATGATTGCAAATGCAGTTGGCAAATGCACATTCAAGACCTACAGAAAGCATGAGGAAAACAGGGGCGAGGAGTATTACCTCTGGAATGTGGAGCCGAACCCCAATCAGAACAGCACCGCCTTTTTGCATAAGCTGATTTATCAGCTCTATAAGGAGAATGAAGTGCTGATTATCAGCGGCGGAAAAACGGGCGGACGGGAATATCTGGCGGTGGCGGACAGCTTTACAAGTGCCGCAGAGCATCCATGGAAGGAAAACGAATATCAGGGGGTGGTTGTCGGCGAGGTTAGCTATCAAAAGACATTTCCGGAAAGCGAAGTGCTGCATCTGCGGCTCAACCATAAGGATATTAAGCCAGTTTTGGATGGGCTGTATCAGTCATACATAAGACTGGTGCAGGCGGCAATGAAGAATTACGAATGGGGCAGCGGCAGACACCTGAAGGTACACGTCAGCCAGATTGCAAATGCAGGGAATATCGGTGACGGAAAGGACGGCAAGAAGGGGTGGAACGAAGTCTTTGGCGAGATGCTGAGCAATCAGGTAAAGCCGTTTCTGACATCCGAAAACGGCGTTTTGCCGGAATTTGACGGGTACAAATACGAGGATGTCGGCGGAAATCCGGATACACAGCGTTCCACAAGAGATATTCGTGCTTTGGTGGATGATATTTTTGACTTCACGGCAAGAGGGTTTCTGATTCCGCCTGTGCTGATTTTCGGCGATGTGGCGGATTCCAAGGATGCTATGACAAGGTGGCTGACCACCTGCATTGATCCTCTTTGCGATCAGCTTTCGGAGGAAATCAACCGAAAACGGTACGGCTTTTCGGAATGGAAGGAAGGCACCTATTTGCAGATTGATACCTCCGCAATTTTGCATTTCGATTTGTTCGGCAATGCGGCAAATATCGAGAAGCTGATAGGTTCTGCGGCGTTCTGTGTGAATGACGTACTGGATGCGGCAGGAATGCCGAAAATCAATGAGCCTTGGGCAAATCAGCATTTTGTTACCAAAAACTTTGAAACTCTGGACGGTGCGATGCACCGCATTGATGGGAAAGGGGGTGAATAAGCATGAAGGACAGGAAAAACATGTGGGAAATCAAACAGGCGGCACAGCAGAGCGGCGTGTTGGAAATCTATATTTACGGCGAAGTGGAAAGCGATGGCTACGATTGGTGGACGGATGAGGTGATTCGCAGTGAAACCAGTGCAAATACCTTCCGTGAGGAGCTGGCGAAATACGCAGATATTGCGGAAATCAAGCTTTATATCAACAGCTACGGCGGCTCTGTATTTGAGGGTACTGCCATCTATAACCAGCTGAAGCGGCACCCTGCGAAGAAAACCGTCTATATCGACGGCTTTGCCTGCTCCATTGCCTCTGTGATTGCCATGGCAGGAGATGAAATCATCATGCCAAGAAATGCGCTGATGATGATTCATAATATGTGGATGTTCTCCTATGGTAATGCTGCGGAGCTGCGGAAGGCGGCGGATGATTTGGATATCATCAACAATGCCGGAAAGCAGGCATATTTGCAGAAGGCAGGCGAGAAGGTGGATGAAGAGCTGCTGTCCCGTATGATGGATGACGAAACATGGCTGACCGCAGAGGACTGTATCAGATACGGTCTGGCGGACAGATTTGCGGAGGAGGATGCAGACCCTGCCAAGGTTGCAGGCGTGATGCAGAAGGCAAATCTGAACGTACAGCAGAGGATTGAAATGCAGAAAAGCCTTGTGGCACAGCTGCGTCAGCTGACAGAGCCGTGTATCGGAGAAGGAGAGCGTGATCCAAAGTCAGAACCAAAACAGAAGGAAGAGCCGAACAGTATCATGGCGATGCTGAACGGCTTTTTTGATGCAGAAAAATAAAGGAGTGATAGAAAATGAAACACAATGATGCAAAAACAAGAGAAGAAATCAGACAGGCAATGCAGACAGCGTTGCAGCAGGATGACAAGGAGGGCTTTGCCGCCGCCATGAATGACATGATGGCGTGCATCGGCGAGGACATCAAGCAGGACTATGAGGACAAAATCGAACAGCTCAGACAGGAGAATGACAGCAGGGCACTGACCTCCCGTGGTGTGCGTCAGCTGACCTCTCAGGAAAAGCAGTATTACCAGAAGCTGGGCGAGGCAATGCGTGCCGCAGACCCTAAGCAGGCATTGGCAAATCTGGATGTTGTGATGCCCGAAACGGTGATTGATTCCGTATTCGATGATTTGAGGGAGGCGCACCCTCTGCTGTCCCATATCGGATTCCTGTCCACAGGCGGCGCAATCAAGATGCTGATGAACACCAACGGACGGCAGGAGGCGCAGTGGGGCGCACTGACAGATAAGATTGTGAAGGAGCTGCTTTCCGGCTTCAAGGAAGTCAATGCAACCCTGCTGAAGCTGTCCGCCTTCCTGCCTGTCTGCAAGGCGATGCTGGACTTGGGCCCCGAATGGCTGGACAATTACGTTAGACAGATTCTGTATGAAGCACTGGCGAATGGTCTGGAGGCAGGCATTGTCAAGGGGGATGGGCATGAAAAGCCTATTGGCATGATGCGTCAGGTAGGCGATGGCGTTACCGTAACAGGCGGCGTTTATCCTGCAAAGGAGAAAATCAAGGTAAATGACCTTTCCGTGAAAACGGTCGGCAATCTGATTTCTCTGATTGCGGCGGATCCCAATGGGAAGGCAAGAGCGGTGGAGAATGTCCTTCTGATTGTCAATCCGCAGGATTATTTCCAGAGGGTGATGCCCGCAACAACGGTAATGGCTCCCGATGGCACCTATCGCAATGATGTTGTGCCTTATCCCATGACAATTATCCAGTCTGCGGCACTGAGCCGTGGAGAGGCGGTTCTGGGTCTGGGTAAGAAATACTTTGCGGCGGCAGGCATGAGCAAAGAGGGAAAGATTGATTATTCCGACCAGTATCAGTTCTTGGAGGATAACAGGGTTTATCTGGTGAAGCTGTATGCAAACGGTTTCCCTATGGATAACAACGCCTTCCTGTATCTGGATATTGCAGACCTCAAGCCGCTGACCTATAAGGTGGAGCAGGTAGCTGCTGCGGAGGTTTCCAATGATGCGACACTGTCCGATTTGAAGATTGGCAGTCTGAGTCTGTCCCCTGCCTTTGCGAAGGAAACTGTAACCTACACAGCGGCAACCACAAACGCAACCAACACGATTACGGCAGCACCCTCTGATGCAGGCGCAGAAATCAGCGTACAGGTAAATGATGCAGAGGTAGACAACGGCTCTGCGGCAACGTGGAAGGAAGGCGCAAATACCGTTAAGGTTACCGTAACGGCGGCTGACGGCACAACCACCAAAGCCTATACCGTCACTGTGACAAAATCCTGATGCAGCGGAAGAGGATTCCTGCGGAGCTTCTGGCAGATGTCAAAAACCATCTGAATATTACATGGGACGATGAAGCCACGGATAACAAGATTCGTGGCTTTATTGCCGCCGCAATGGCATATCTGAACGAAAAGGGTGGTAGCGTTCTGGATTATGATGCGGACGGACTTCCCCGTACATTGATGATGGAATATGTACGCTACGCCAGGGATGAGGCACTGGATGTATTTGAAAACAACTACATGGCATTGATTTTGAATATGCAGAACGGAAGAATGGTGAGAGAGTATGTGGAAAGCACCAAACAGACCGAAGCATGAAATTACGCAGGCGTTCAATGACGGGATTGTGACAATCTGCACTGTCTGCGATGCGGCAAAGGCAGGCTATGCGCCGCAGGAAAAGCTGACAGAAAAAATAAATCTGCGCTTTGCGGAACAAAGACTTGGCATTAACCGCATTTATCAGAGTAAGCAGGCGCAGGTGGAGATTGTGCGCGTGATTCGGGTACCTGCTGCAGGGGCGGTTTCTCCGCAGGATGTTGCACTTCTGGAAGGAAAGCAATACCGCATTGATACGGTGCAGAAGGTCATGGAGATTTATCCGCCCTGCGTGGATCTGGCACTTGCGAAAATCGAACAGGAATTTGAGGTGATGGCATGAGCTGGCAGGAACACATCATAGCGGCACACCTTGCTGTGACGGATGCGGTGCGGCACGGAAGAACCATGAAATCCGACCGATATTTTGTTTGGCAGGAGGACGGCGCAAACGACTTGACTGCGGACGATACCCACACGGAGAAAGCCGTCACCGGCACAACCGACCTTTTTACCAAGCAAGAGTTTGACCCATGGAAAGAGGAGCTGGAGGCGGCTTTTGACGCATCCCCCTATATTGCATGGGAATTAAACAGCGTGCAGTATGAGGAGAAAACAGGCTTTACGCATTACGAATGGGTATGGGAGGTGTTCTGATGGCAAAGCTTACCTTCACAGGCTTGGATGGCTACATAGCACAGCTGGAAAAGCTGCGGCAAAGTGCGGATGGCATCACGAAAAAGGCGCTTTATGAGGGCGCAGGCGTGACCGCAGACGAAATCCGCTCCGCTGTGGAGGCATTGCCAACCGACAATGACCGCAGTGCAGGGCATTATCTCAAGGGAATTACGGACGAACAGAAGGCGGCGCTTGCAAAGGGGCTGGGTGTTGCGTCCTTCCAATCGGAGGGGGACAGGATTGATACGCTTGTCGGCTTTACAGGCTACAGTGACCTGATAACCCCGAAACACCCGAAGGGGATGCCCCTTGCGCTGATTGCCAGAATTGCGGAAAGCGGCACAAGCTTTTCTCAAAAAACGCCGTTTGTGCGAAAGGCGTTGAAAACGGCGAAGCCAAAGGCGGAGGCGGAAATCAAAAAAGTATTTGAAACGGAAATCAAAAGAACGATGAAAGGATGAGGGAAATATGGCAAAGATTGGCTTGAGCAAACCTTATTGTGCAAAATACAGCAACACAGGCGAAACAGTAACCTACAGCGGCGGCGCGCTGATGGGCAAGGCGGTAGAGCTTTCCATTGAATTGGAGGGCGCGGATGATAATATCCTTTATGCAGACAATGGACCTGCGGAGAGCGCGAATACCTTTGCAGGCGGTACATGGACGCTGACAACGGATGATTTGCTGCCCGATGTTATGCTGCAGGTATTGGGTATTATCGAGCAGGCAATGACTGGATCGGATGTCAGCACCAAGGATGCAAAATGGTATATCTGGAATGATGAGCAGGAAACGCCTTACCTTGGCTTTGGCGCAATCATAAAAATCCAGAAAAACAGTGCAACCAAGTGGCAGGCGGTTGTATTGCCGAAGATTCAGCCGACTAACCCTAACGACACCTTCACCACACAGGGCGAAAAGGTCGAATGGGGGACACCTGAAATCAGCGGTAGTATTCTGCGCAGCGATGCCGCAGGACACCCTTGGAAGATGATTTCCTCCCCTATGGACAGCGAGGCGGACGCAGAGGCGGCAATTAAGAAATTCCTCGGCATTACGGGGGAGCAATGAATGCCGTCATGACAGCCGAGCATGACGGGGGAGAAGAAACGGTAAATCTGACGGAGGAAACGGAGGAAGAAACGTATGAGAACGGCGAAAATTGAAATTAACAAAAAGGAATATCTGCTGTGCTTTTCCGCTCGCGTGATGCGTGATTGTTCGGAACGCTACGGGAACGCAGAAAATATCGGGAAGGCGCTGACGGAGGGGACAGAGGCGCAGAAAATGGATGAGAGCTTCTGGTTGCTGTCTGCCATGATGGATGCAGGGGCGAAATATGCCAAGGTGGAAGGCATCAGCACACCGCCCCCTCTGAGCTATGATGCGCTTTATGATTTATGTGGCATGGATGACCTTCTGGATATGCAGACAAAAATCTTTGAAACGATTGCGGATGGCAGCGAAAGAAGGATTGAAACAGAAGATGAAGAAGGAAAAAACGCGGAGACCACTCGACAGAATCAGATGTCGGGTGGTGCATCTGGTACGGATTGAAAATCGGGCTGTCCTATGAGACAGCCTATGCCCTTCCCTTTGGCGAATTGTGCGACCTGATTGCTGTGGAGCAGATTAGAAACGAAGGCGCAAAAATGAAAAAATCAAAGGCGCAGGAGGAAGTGGAATTCTGGCGGCTGATGGATTTTGTGTAAAATCGTGAAAATATTCTTGATATATATCATGTTATGTGATAAATTTTAGAAAAATGGCACGATATGACACAGGAGGGGTAGTATGAAAAAATTTTTGGCTGTTTTATTATGTGGTTGCTTGATGATGGGCGTTGCCGCAGGGTGCGGAACAGAACGGGCGGAAACTGAGGCAGAGAAAGAAACTGCTGATGTAAGAAAGATTGATGGTTATTATCCGTTTTCAACAATCCACTATATGGAAGGTGTTGATGATGTAGAAGAAGCGCCGACATCCCTGTATTCGGGAACACATGAGGATATGGAAGGCACACCATATAAATTTATTGGTGAAGTTACGGGAGTTAAGACCATTGATGAGATTGATGATGAAACGCCGATGCCCTGCTTCTTTGTCAGAACGGAAAATGGGTATGTTTTGGTTACTAACGGTGCATATGTTTTAGCAAAAGATGTAAAGGATTTGGAAAATTTTGATGATGAAAAGTTTTTTAATTTTTTTACAGAAATGCCAAATGTTGGAGAATATGTATGTGTATATGCGGATTACAAGGGATACAATGAAACGAGCGACTTTATAATCGCATCGTACAATCCAGACTGTATGGTTGAAGCAATGGTTTATTGCTACAATACAGATGGTGATGATTCCAATACTGCAAACAAAGCTGAAAAGGGAGAAGAATTTTCTTTCTCCGCAGGGAATTATTATGTTGGTGAGGACATTCCTGCCGGAAGATATGATGTAAAATGGGTTTCCGGAATAGGAAACTGCGTAACAAATGGGATGATTGAAACCTTTGCTGACAGCGACAGTGCGATTCAATCGTACAGTAATCTTGACTTGGAAAAAGGAGAAAAGATACAAGTCAGTGGTTCATTGACCATTAAATTTACAGCAAAATAAAATAGGATTTAAAAGCACTCAAATCATTTGGGTGCTTTTTTCATGCAAAAAAGGAGGTGGCGGAATGGGAACGGATATTGGTGCAAAGATTGGCATTGACGGCGAGGCGGCGTTTCGGTCGAGCTTGGCGGCAATCAATTCCCAATTAAAAAACTTAGGCAGTGAAATGAAATCCGTAGTTTCTGCGTTTTCGGGCATGGAGAACAGCGAAGGTGCGGTAACGGCAAAGGGTGATGTTTTAAAGCGTTCCCTCAATGCCTCGGCGGAGAAAATGAAGCTGCTGCAAAACCAGAGCGAGCGTGCAAAGGCAAGGCTTGCAACCCTGTCGGATGAGCTGGAAAAATCCAAGCAGAAATTCGGGGAGAACAGTGAGGAGGCCAGAAAGGCGCAGGATGCCTACAATAGACAGGTTAAGACTGTGAATGACCTGCAAACCCAGATGAACCGCACAACTACGGAAATGAACCGTATGGAACAGGAAATGCAGGAGTTGGGGAACAGTTCGGATGCACTGTCGAAGGATTTGGATAAGACCGAACAAAGCTCCGCTCGTATGAAGGCAGCCATGAAAGCGGCGGTTTCTGCGGCAGCGGCGGCGGTGGGTACGCTGTCGGGGCTTGGCATAGCGGCAATCAAGGTTGGCAGTGACTTTGAGGAATCCATGTCGCAAGTAGCGGCAACCATGGGGATGAGCGTTTCGGAAATCCATAACGGCAGTGAGGCTTACGAAACACTGGCTACGGCGGCGAAGAACGCAGGCGCAACTACAAAATTTACGGCTACACAGGCGGCAGAGGCTTTGAATTATCTTGCCTTGGCGGGGTATGACGCAGGCACATCCGCAGAGGTTTTGCCCTCTGTGCTGAATCTGGCGGCGGCGGGCGGACTTGATTTGGCGTATGCCTCCGACCTTGCGACAGATGCAATGGCGGCTTTGGGCATCGAGGCGAGCGCAGATAACCTGACACAATTCGGGGACGAGATGGCTATGGCATCCAGTAAGGCGAACTACAGCGTGGCACAGCTTGGCGAAGCAATTCTGACCGTTGGCGGTACGGCGAAGAACCTTGCAGGTGGCACAGTAGAGCTGAATACGGCTCTCGGTGTTCTGGCGAACCGAGGTATCAAGGGTGCAGAGGGCGGTACGGCTCTGAGAAACATGATTTTATCCTTATCCGCACCGACAGATAAAGCGGCGGCAACGCTGAAAAGCCTTGGTGTGTCTGCATTTGACGCGGAAGGGAATCTGAATCCTCTGAATGAAACCTTCAAAAAGCTGGACGCTGCAATGCAGAGCCTGAGTCAAGAGAAAAAAACAAACGTACTGAACGATATTTTCAATAAAGTAGATTTGAAAAGTGCGGAGGCAATGCTTGCGGGTTGTGGTGCGGAGTTTGATAATCTTTCTGCATCCATTGCGAGCAGCAGCGGTGCCATGCAGGATATGGCAGATGTGCAGATAGACAACCTCAAGGGGCAGATGACGATTCTCGGCAGTGGTCTGGAAGGGCTTGGTATACAGGTC